ATTTAAGAGTGCTGCAGATGCTAAATTAGATGCTTCTGCCACACAAGACCTAAGACTTTCAACTAAAAATACATTTACTCTTAATATTAAAGTAAAGGCCGGTGTAACTCCAGTTCCAAATAACTTGAATACTACACCATCACCAACACCTGTTTGTCCTCTTCCAACAATAATTTCATTCTCACCACTAGCAGGTACTAGTCAAACAATATTAAGTATTGTTGGAACTGACTTAGAACTTACAACTGGTGTGACAATTAATGGTATAACAACTAGTCAATTAACAATTAATGCCAATACAAATTTAAATGTAATTGTACCAAAAAGTAATACTGTAATTCCTCAAACACAAACAATAGTCTTAAGGACTAAAAATGGTAATGTAATTAGTTCAGGTCAGTTTACATATAATCCATTCCAAACCGCACCACAACCACCAACATCAGTGCCAGGTGTTCCTTTAAATGTTAACACACAACCACAACAAACAGGTCCATTAGTTATGAATGGATTATCAACAAATAATTCGTTATTGGTTACAATTAATCCAGATGCGGGTCTTTGGGATATATTATCAGGCCAAACTGAATGGACTTGGAGAGCAATTAAAGAAGAAACTGGACCAAATAATACAATCGTTAAGGTTGTTGTGGCTGGAGACCAATTCTCAAATGACTTAGAATCTTATGTTAGTTCTAACAAACAATCATTTAGTGTTGATAGTATTGACATTTTAAACATTATAAAACAAAATATGAACGATGATGTTGAATTTAATAAGATAAAGTCAGTTGAGTCAAAAATATCTTTATTAGCTTTATCACCAAACGCATTTGCAGACCCCAACAATTTAATACCTGATGCGTTCCAATCATTTACATTCAATATTACAATTTAACACATAACCGATATATTTATATTAAAAAGATTTTTATGAGCTTAAAATCAACATTAGACAATTACTTAGGAAAATCAGTTAGATATTCTGAAGAAGATAACGGAGACGGAACTAAACAAGTATGTGATTTAGATACTGGTGACTGTTATACTGTAAGAGAAAGAGACGGCTTAATTGAAAGAGCTGGTCATATGACTACTGCTAATAGACAAGTTAGAGTAGAGACATCGAGAGGTGTTAAACAATTATTAAACGGATAATAATGGCAATAGATAAAAAAATATTAAATGAAATTGAAAGATACAGAAGTATCAATCAATATATTACAGAGCAAGCTGCTCCTGAACCTACAGAGTTAGATGCTTTAATGGCACCTGCTCCTGGTGAAATTGCTCCCCCGCCAGCTCCTGGTGGTGAGGTTGCGGCACCTGAAATGGCAGAACCTGCGGTTATTGATGTGGCTAATGACCCTGATGTTGAAAAGGTTGACGAAAAAGGTGAGACTGAAGAAAAAACTGAAACTGAAGAAAGTGGAAGTGAAGAACTTGATGTAACTGATTTGGTTGATTCTCAAAAAAATATTGAGAAAAAACAAGATGATTACTTTGAGAATTTATTTGGTCAAATAAATAAATTGGAATCAAGATTAGGTGAGATGGATGCAATTATGAACAAACTTAACGACCTTGAAACCAAGATTGAAAAGTATAGAGAAAAAACTCCTCAAGAAAAATTGGAGTTAAGAACCTATGATTCATACCCATTTAATCAAAAACTTTCAGATTTCTTTGATGATAAGAAAGAAGATATGGAAAAGACGGGAAAAAATGATTATGTTTTAACTCCTGACCAAGTAACGGATATTAATGTGAATGATATTAAAGGTTCATTCCAACCGTCAAGTAATCCTGATAATAATATGAGATAATCTCGTATTATATTGTTATTAAATAATTTAAAAGGTCTTGTAATAAAGACCTTTTTTTATTTGACAAAGTGATAAACTTGGCGTATATTTATATTACACAATTTAAAAATTATACATATGATGAGTTCATTAGACGCCGTATTGGCACAGTACGAAAAATCACAACAAGGTGGGGGCGGAGCCCAAGGTAAAATGTCTCAAGATGAAAGAATGAAAAAGTATTTCGCTTTAATCTTAGGGGATAAAGAAAAATCAGGACAACGAAGAATTCGTATCTTGCCTACAACAGATGGCTCTTCGCCATTCAAAGAGGCTTGGTATCACGAAATTCAAGTAGGTGGACAATGGAATAAATTCTATGACCCAGGAAAGAATGACAATGAGCGTTCTCCTTTAAACGAGGTTTATGAAGAATTAATGTCAACTGGTAAAGAATCTGATAAAGAATTGGCGAAACAATATAAGTCTCGTAAGTTCTATATCGTAAAAGTAATCGACAGAGACCACGAGGAAGATGGTCCAAAGTTCTGGAGATTCAAGCACAACTACAAAAATGATGGTATCTTGGATAAAATCATTCCAATTTGGAGAAACAAAGGTGACATCACTGACGCTGAAAAAGGTCGTGACCTTATCATCGAATTAACAAAATCAAAAACACCAGCAGGTAAAGAATACACAAGTGTATCAACAATTATGTATGATGACCCAACTGCGGTTCACGAGGAAAAAGAACAAGCAAAAGCTTGGATTGAAAATGAATTAACTTGGTTGGATGTATATTCTAAAAAACCTGTTGATTATCTTGAAGCAATCGCTCGTGGTGAAACACCAAAATGGGATTCAGATAAGGGTGGATATGTTTATGAAAATTCATCTCAAGAAACAACTACTATCGGTGGTAAAAAATCGGCAGAAAAAGTTGAAGAAGTTGACCCACAAGCTGACGCTGAGGTTGACACAGAATTACCTTTCTAATAAACAAAACACATTATGTGTGGTATCTTTATGGTACCACGCATAATTTATATTAAGTAATATGGCAATTAAAAAGAACGATTTCAGTTCAGTTAAAAAGAAGTTTTCCACTTCTGCAAAATATAAACCACAAAGATTTTTTGACTTAGGTTCTGATTTCTTGGATGCTGTTGGACTTCCTGGTCCGGCTATTGGACATTTGAATATGTTCTTGGGTCACTCTGATACGGGAAAAACAACTGCTTTGGTTAAAACTGCGGTGGATGCTCAGAAAAAAGGTATATTACCTGTGTTTATTATTACAGAACAGAAATGGTCTTTTGAACACGCAAAACTTATGGGTTTTGATTGTGAAGAGGTTGTTGATGAAACAACGGGTGAAGTTGATTGGGACGGATTTTATATCTTCAACAATAACTTTAACTACATCGAACAAATTACAGATTATATCAATTCATTATTGGACGCACAAGAAAAAGGTGAATTAGATTATAGTTTGTTGTTCTTATGGGATTCTGTTGGTTCAGTTCCTTGTAAAATGACGTTCGAAGGTAAGGGTGGGAAGCAACACAACGCATCGACACTTGCTGACAAAATTGGTATGGGTATTAACCAACGTATTTCAGGTTCACGTAAAGCGGATTCAAAATTTGAGAACACATTGGTTATCGTTAATCAGCCTTGGGTTGAATTACCTGATAATCCTTTTGGTCAACCAAAGATTAAAGCAAAAGGTGGTGAAGCAATTTGGTTAAACTCATCTTTGGTATTCTTATTTGGAAATCAAAAAGGAGCGGGAACAACAAAGATTACTGCTACCAAAGACAAACGAAGTGTTAAGTTCGCTTCAAGAACAAAGGTGTCTGTAATGAAAAACCACATCAATGGTTTGGGTTATGAAGATGGAAAGATTATCGTAACACCTCACGGATTTTTGGCGGGTAAGGATACTGCAGAAGAAAAAGAATCTATTGAAACATACAAAAAAGAATATGCTGACTATTGGAAAGATATTCTTGGAGTGAGTTCGTTAGATTTTGACTTGAAAGAAGAAAAAGAAGATTAGTTTTATTGTTACACCCTTTAAATCACGATTGTGATTAATACACTATTAGTAGACGGAGATAATTTATTTAAAATAGGATTCCACGGAGTTAAAGAATTATTTAGCGACGGGGACCACGTGGGTGGTGTTTATCATTTTATAAACACCATTCGCAAATTCCTTGAGGAACACAACCACGATAAGGTTATCGTGTTCTGGGATGGTGATTCTAATTCATCAGTAAGGAAGGCTTTATATCCCCAATATAAGGCAAACAGAAGACAAGATATGAACGAGTATAAGTACGAGTCATATCTAAATCAAAAATCACGAGTTAAACAATATCTTGAAGAAGTTTTTGTAAGACAGGTTGAGTTAATTAATAACGAAGCCGATGACCTTATTGCTTATTATTGTCAGATGGCAAAGGACGAGA